TAATCGTCTCTTTTAAATAAGAGCGCATTTCACACTTTTCCCAGCCGCCGATGGTTCCGGTCCCTTCAGCATTATTGTTATTCGATGGATTCATTCTATGATCCGTCTTCAGCAGTTCTCTGCTGATCCATGTTGTGGCCGCATTTCCTCCGCCTGCTGCCAGCGCGTCCTTATTCAGACCAACGATCTGCATGTTTACAATTCCTTCTGTCCCGAGGTCAAGTGGCTTATAGTTCCCTGGCTTATAAGTAGCCGTTCCATTATTAATCTTCGTGATAATCGTATCCCAACTATCTGAGATTTCTTCGACTTCCCAAGGAGCTTTGAACTGTGCATAACAGGATGTATTGCCCTGAATATTCGATGGCTGAGGGGCCCATCCATCGAAGGCGTAACCATTTATTTCATCTACAGGTGTTGTTCCGGTGTACGTTGCGCTTCCGCCTTTCTGGATCCCGGTCACAGTCTGCAACAACGTCGAACCGTTATAGAAGTAAACCGTATAGGTCACAATATACGATGCTGTGTATGTGATATTTCCGCTCACAGAGCTGATCGCAGGAGTCCATCCCTGGAAGGCGCCGCCGCCTGAAGTTGGATTCTTCGGCGTACTGCCATCATAGTGAGGAGTTGATCCATATGGCACGTTCGTGTCTGTTTCTAAGGTCGTCCCGTCACTGTTCTTCCATGTGACTGTATATGTCCGGAGTGTGCGACTGTAAGCAGCGTAAAGTGTTGTATCGGCCTGGACGCCTGTTGTCGGTCCTGCAGCTGAGTAATCTGCTGTCTGTGCGTCCTGTGATGTACTCCAGCCAACGGTCGAGTAATCATACTGTGCCGTGGATGTCCTTGAAGGAATCGACGGCGCGCTATTCTGTGGAATTCCATCATAGCAGGCTACTTTCTTCAGCTCTGTGCTACCATCATAAGACATGTAGGTCAAATAACTTGTCGTATGGTCTGCATTGATCGTCACATATGGATAGCGCGCGCTTAATTCTGCCATTTCCGCCCCGGTCATAGATTCCAGATGGATCGTGCCTGATACCTGGGCTTTTTCTGTATTGTTTCCACTCTCATCAAGTCCGCGCATTGTATCAAGTATGTCATACAGCCCGTCGATTTCTGCAGCGTTTGCTACCTCCCAGTTAATCCCGATCAGTCTGACTCTCGAAGATGCCGGAACAGCCTGCAGAATAACTTTCGTATCTACAGAACTATTTTCGATTCTCAGAGTTGTTACATTGTCATAAGACGCTACTGTCAGATCTGTAATGTTTTTCTGATTCATCAGAGTCAGATTTGTAATTGTGGCCGGCAGGTGTAAGATCTTTACGTTTCCACCGTTTGGCAGTGTAACTCCCGTGACAGCTGTTCCATCAAAGTATACCTTTTCTATAATTTCGCAGCCTGAAAGGTCCACGGTTTTCTGATCTGCCGTTCCCAGTGCTGAGCAGTTTCTGACATCCAATGACTTCAGGAGCACGTTTGATCCCAGTGTAAGGATCTTCAGATTTGGGTTGTCGTATCCCTGCGCAGCATCGCCGATCTTAATATCCTGCAGTCTGGTCCCCATTGAGAAATCTGCAAAACCTACTTTTAACCCGGACAGGTCTCCTACTGATGCTAGCTGAGGAGCGCTGTAAATATAAATTTCCGTGTCGTTGACCGCGTCCAGCGGACAGGCCAGCGTGGTCGGCGTCCTTCTTGACCCTCTTGCCTGTACCAGATAAGACGCGTACTTTACCGTCGGATAGATATCGGTGTATGGAGTGACCGTAATATCTGCTTTAGCATAACCTCTCAGCTGGATAACCTGAGACAGTGCGTCGCCTGCATTCCATTTTGAGTCCATGTATTTGAACCGGTTCGACAGCCACCATTTTCTCTGCTCCGCCTTTGAGCCCTGCATCATCGGCAGATAGACGGCCGTTGCCTCTTTTCCCTCATCCGGATCGATAAGCGGATCAATATATTTGAACCACGCGTCTTCGATCCACACTGCTTCCGGCCACTTCTCCTGATGTGATTCGTAGCGTGCTTCCGTGTTGCTGTAGGATAATCCTCCTGATGATCTGAGTGTTTTGTACATGCTGACAATCTCAGCCCTGTAGGAATCGCGAAGATTGCACCACAGCACAGAATCCTGACCGTTAAAGATATTTGCTCCTCCTGTCAGATAATCTGTATCTTCCAGCCCGTAACCGAATACCAGAGAGCCCTCATTGTTGGTACCAAGTCCTGTATCCATATCGTAAGGCTGCGCTGTTGCTTTACGCGTCGCCGCCCTTCCCTCTGCCGTAACTGGAGAACCATTAAAACCAACGAACAGGTTCTTCGCCCTGGAGTCAACCATCAGGAAAAGTTCTGTGAATATATAGTAGAACAGGAATGTGTCCAGCTCTGCATAAGTCGGAAATTCTTCTTTGAATTTTGCGAGGCGGTATTCCGCAGAGTCAATCGTATATTCTACTCCTCCATATTCTACCGCTTCGTCCAGCGGATCATTTGTTGCGTCAGCCCGATTCGTTGACACAACAAAATCCACGAACTCCTTCAGGATCGTGATGTCTTCCCATTCATCAGACGGGAAACGTGCCTCGAAGTCGTTCTTCCATGCCTTATATGTTTCTCCCGTTTCCGGATCCGTATAATCAGAGTCAAAATCCGACCCCTTGAAAAGCATCATATCTGATGTATTGTTCTGGAATTCCCATGATTCCATGTCTCCGCTGTAGCCGTATGGTTCCGGAGCTCTTTTCGGGAAATTGAAATTATACTTTCCTAAGAAGCTGGTAGTGTCTGAAACAGTATCATGCCAGAAGATAACGATCGGAAAACCGTAGATACCCCACCTGACACGCTCATCTGCTTCCATTTCCTGTGTCTTATACGGACAGATGTCATTATAAAGCTTTACCAGTTCAACATTGTTTGCTCCTTCTGACGATGCCACATCGGCTTTCATTACGAAACGGTTAAACGGAATTGCGCCGGCATACAGCTCATAATTGTTAACCTTTCCTGTGGCCATGTTAAATCCGCCCTTGAACTTCATATCGTAGTTCTTCCTGGCATACGGCGCTGAAGACGTTCCCTGGACATCGATCTCGCATCCCGTAAAATCGAAGGATCTTCCCGGATTGAGTGGATCTGTAAAAGACCCTGAGATTTTCTTTTTATCCCCCTTATACTGCGGCAGCTCATCCGCATCCAGAATCATATATGGCAGATCCGAAGGCAACTGTGAAATAACAATGCCGCCATAGCTGTCGTATACATCGTTTCGCTTATACCTTTCCAGCATTTCCGCGCCGATCTGTGTGTCTGCGATCCAGTTGTCCAGAACCTGATGTCTTGTCAGGTCATTGTCATATACCCTGATACAATACAGGTCGATTGTACAGTCGTTATTCCCAATCGAAATATTGACCGGGTCAACCTGAGAGAAGTCATCGTCCGCCGGATACTGGACTACTCCTGATGGAATCCCGTTGATATAAATCAGGATCAGGCGGTTTTCTGCGCGTTTTTCAACGACAAAAGACAGCCTGACGTGTTCGTCTTCTTTGTACTGAGTCCTGATTGTTGACTGTTCTGACGCCATCACCGCCGCCTGTGCTGTAAGGCTGATTCCTCTGCCTCCGGACATACAGGAAAGAATCACGGCATCATAATCCAGGACATTTTTTGTCGCGAATTCCAGTTCAATCGTTTTCCCTGTTGCCCTGAAATCGGAAGCAAACGGTTTATATGGAATGGTCAGTCTTGCATCGCCTGATACTCTCAGCACTGTGATCCCGTCCGGATCTGTCTGCCAGCCGTCCGACACAAAATTGAATCCGGCGAACTGCGTGGAAATATCTTCATATTCCCATGTCCCCGGATTTGCTTCGTTGTTTGATCTTCCCTTGCTTGAAAGGTATAAAGCAAGGGCTTCTGTTTCCGCTTCTACATCAATCTCTGATTCTGTGACTGTGATATCCCAGCTCTTTTCTGTGGTGCCACTTACAATTTTGAGCTCCAGTGTTCCTACTGTGTCAGCCCTGTACGAATAATTCTGTTCCGTCCTGTCTACTGTCTGAGATGTCAGAAGGACGTCATTCGCGTAGATCTGCACCTCTGCCGTCAGGCCGGCCGGATTATACACTGAATATGACAGCTGAATCGTCGTGAACTGCTGTACTTCCGTCGTATCAAACGAACTCGCTATGATTGTTTCATCACTCAGCGGATCGATGCAGGTGATCTCATAATACAGCTCATTTGATTTGACCGTCTGGCCGTTGATCTCACACTCAAAATAGCATCTGAGTGTATGTGATCCGTGTGACTGCTGCGGAATTGTATATGTCAGCTGTCTGCCTGATACCGACGTTTCATATGTTCCCAGCAGATTCCCGTCCAGGTAAAAGTACATCGTCTTACTGACGGATCCTTTTGGGATGTACGGGAACAGGATCGTGCTGTCGTACTGAGTTGACGCATCAAAAGGTGATGTGAGAGACAGCACCTCAACAGTTACGGTTACATTAAACGTCCTGTTATTACCGTATGTGTCTGAAATATTGAATGAAATCAGGTTTGATCCTGTCGCAAGGTACTTAGACACGTCTGTCGTTATGATTCCCTGCGCAACTTCCAGAGATGCTTTTACATTGCCGCCTACATAGACCTTTAATACTCCGTTCCCTGTCGGAAGATCTTCTTCGGTCGATGACCACTCGATCTTGATCTCACAGCTGTCTCCGCTTGCTATAGTTTTACTGATCCATCCAGTAGCATTTCGCGCGTCGAATACGGCATTATTGCCGCCGGATGATCCTCCGCCACCACCTGAGCTTGCAAAAGGCCCGATTTTCCCGCCGACGTCATCTCCATTTGATGTCAGATGGAGATATCCCTGCGGATCAGCATATCCTCCGTCAACCTTCTGGCTGAGCAACAGCTGCATATTAGTGACGGCCGATTTCAACTGGTTTGCGGATGCCTCTACATCCGCGAATGCATTGTCGAGATTGTTGGCTTTCGCGAGTGCCTGTGCCGCCACGGTCTCAGCGTTCGATTTCATCTGAGCGACGTTGGCGGCTTTATCTTCTATTACGCCAACCGCATTTTCTTTCGCTTCGAGAATCGACCTCAGTGCCCCTTCTTTGCTTTCGCTCAGATCCTGAAGAGCTTCATCAATATCGGATTTATCTTCTTCGATCTGTCCTTTGATGTCTTCAATTTCGTCTTTTGCCGCTTCGATTCTGCCTTCTGCGGTGTCTACCGATTCTTTTGTACCGATCGCCGCTGCCGCTGCCGCTTCTGCCGCTTCTTTCGCTTGCGTCACTCTGTTTGTCGCCTCTACTACAACAGACGGATCCGCCATAATTTCGGCGAATTCCCTGAGCTCTGAGTCCGAGCTTACAGTGTCCTTATCCATTGCCGCGCGGTCCACTTCGAGAATAAACTTTTCTGTGAGGAGCTTCTCGCTTCCGCTGCTGATTACCAGCTTACATGGAACTTTCCCTGCGACTGCCGCCATCTGTTCTGTGATTACCACTGTGGCCACGCCCTCCGACAGCGTTGCGTCGTAGCTAAAGGCATTACCGTCCGGCTTCGTGCCGTTTACAACTGCCGTC